GGGAATACTTGGCTGCACTAAATATGGATTGATTATCATGCTCTTGTTCCTATGATAGTAACTTTCAAACCTTTTGCAGTACCATCACCAATTTGGTCAATGTCAATAGTTATCTCAGCATCATCTGCTAGTGCAGTGTCAGATACAACCGCTGGTGTTGCTGCCGTTGTAGATGTCTTTTCAGTGTTGTCAATTGTGAGCTTTGTTGAAAGGATAGTTGTACCACCCTCATTGATGTCAACTGTGAAGATGCTACCTGATGCTTGAGCAGTAGATAGTGAAGCTCTCACAGCAGTAACTGTCATTGCATAAGGCATTCTAAAAGTAACCTTTGCAGTACCAGTTGTTAGTGCAGTTGTTTCATCTGATGCAGCTACTTGGACCTCAGTAGGCAAACCACTCTGAGCAAATGTTTTTATGTTGGCACCAGTTACACTGCGTGATGTGTATATACCGCCACCAGCTGACTGAGAAATCTCAAGTAAATCTGTTGCTGCTAGTGCTGCGCCTTTGGCCGTTAAGCCTGATATCTTTACTCCCATTATTGTTCTATTATTCTTTGTTGATTATCTTCTGTTATTCTATTGATACCATCCTCAGACAGTCTGTTGAATAGCGCATCAGCGACAGCTTTAACAGCAGCAGTTGCACTATTGAATATCATTGAAATTCCGTATCCGTACATCTTACAAGATTAAAGCTACAGATCCTGATGTCAAGTCAATAGCTGAAAATTTGCGAGCTCCAGTACATCTGATCATTGCTCCAGCTTTTACCGCTGTTGCTGGTGTAGTTATTAACTGAGCTTTAATGTCAACACCACCCACTTTGATGCTTGCAAATACAGTGTCCTCAAGGACAAAGATTGCATCATAAGCTATTGTCTTTTCAGTAGTGTCATTCACTATCAATGTTCCCTGACTCGCTGTCAGTATCTCTTCCCAAAGTGCCATATCTATTCTGTTATTCTGATTATGTTATCTTCTGTTATTCTTGTCTGAGCACCAGCTATAAATTTGCCTTCAGTCTCTCTCCAGTTGCTGCCTTTGCCAGGATCAAATGGGACCTCTAAATCAAATGTTTTGATGTTCTCTCCTTCTATTATGCGAATTAGTTCCACTAAAGTAGTTTGATCCTTGCCTGAATCATAGTCTCCTACCTTTTGCAGCCTATATACTACACCATCAATGTTGATAAGATCCTTAAAATTAAGCAAATTGATCATGTTGTTATCTATGCGGATGTAGCATGTCAACAGTTTACCATACCTTGATACAATCTCTTTCATGTATCTCTCATGATAATGAAACAGATTGTTAGTGGTGTAGGCTGATGACTGATAAAACACAAAGTCAGGCACCCCAAAATTGAAGTCAAATGTAGGTGATGTCAAACTATCTAAGTGGCCAACATAGGGATATGATCCCTCAGAGCTGGATATACCATCCTCATCAATATATTCCCAGTTAGCTGTAGTCATTGGTCCAAGCTGCACAAGGAATGGCTTGCCTTTCTTGATTGCTATAGCTGATGTACCATCTTGCTCAGTTTTTACTTGGAAAGATCTAGGCATGATCAGTCCAGTGTAGGTAGTCTCATCTAGTGGGATGTTCACTAGCAGCTTCTGTGAGAATGGCAGCTTGAAATCTGTTTTATCTCTAGCAAATTGACTCTGAGAATCAACTACAAATGAGCCATATTGTTTCCTAACATCTTGCTGATATTGTGCATTGTAGTAGTCATCATCAGCATCAAAGAGAAAGTTATATTTACTACTAGCAAAGTTCACTGTTGGTGTAACCTTGTAGTCCTTGCTATAATCCACTAGATTGGTCCAGTTTAATGCAGCATTTGAGTCATTGTAAAATTCATCCATTGTCTCAATCTCCATCACTGTAGGATTGTCCTTAGATGGCTTGACATATAGATTGAAAGCTGTAGTAATTCCCTTGAAGAAAGTACCACAATCCATGTCAGGCAGAAATGCATCCAAGAATACAGTGCCACCTGGCTCAAGTGATTGCTCAGCCTTGATGATGTTTAGATCAGCTGTATTGCTGGCAAGTGTAGTACGCAGTTGAAATGTTGTAGGGATGTCATCAAACTCAACTGAGCTATCATAAACATTCCATAAAATAACAAATCTTAACTCATCATTGATGTTAGTATATATATCCTTGACATAGTCGAAGCTGATAGTAGCAGAATAGTCACCAGTACCATTATTAAAGAGTCCTTGATATACTACATCTTGAGAAATGATGAATCCATTCTTGTAAATCAATAGCCTCAATTTAAACCTTATCCATGTATCCACAATATTGGCTCCAGCTATTGTAAAGTCAATATTCAAGTCATGATCACCAACATAGTTAACTTTCATGATGCCCTCAGTAGCTGCCAAAAATTTCAATACTGTACCAGGTGTTTCAATCTGTCCGCTTGGATCAGTTACCACTGTACCATTGTAAGGATCTGAGATCACTGTATTCTGTAGATTCTGCAATCTATTGCCACCAAAAAGTAACTGAGGCAAACCATCAGGCAAGATCAAAGTGTCAATAATAAAGCCAGCAGTATTATTGCTTTCTGTAGTATAGGCTGAATATTGCAAGCTGTCTGCTGCTGTAATTCTAGGAAGCTCTCCACCAGGGAAAGCCATAAGCAATCTCTTGAATGTTTGTGACTCTAAAAAGTCAGATGTCCAAGTGATGCCAGCAGTTTCAAATGCTTTCTTTAAAATGTCATAGCAGAATACTTGAGGGGGAATATGCTCCACACCAAACGCAGTCACAGATGGCCTAGTATATCCATAGTCAATCAGTCCATAGTAGTAGCCTAATCCATCCCAATTGGCTCCAGTCTTGTTGCTTGTTGGTACACCATTCACCTGGATAGTTCCTGACCAGCTATCTTCTTGATTAGCCCTTGTCAAAGTATGTGAATATTCTGACCAGTTCAGCTCATTGACTCTGACCTTAGACAATAGTCCAATGTAGTCAATAGTCTCAGACACCATGATCAAATTGAATCTCCATGCACCATCCTTGTGTACACATTCAGTAAGCTGTGCTATTCCATTAAACTGCAATAGTCCTTGATCATAGTATCTAGCTGTGGCTTTGACAGATGGATCAAAGTTTAGGAATCCACTTGAGCTGCCATCCACCGGCTCTGATGCTGTCACAGAAAAGACTTGATACATCAGATATGTATTGTTCTTTGTACCCGGCAAAGTGATAGTCTTACTATTGTTGCCCTTTCTAGCTGCTAGATCCTTTACATCACTGATATTGAATGTTAGTGGGAATGGCAGCCTCTCATCAAGATCTACTCGTATGTCATTTATAAATAACTCCATTTATCCCAATTGTGATGTGTATGTGTATGTTCTATCTATTTGCACAAGCTCTTGCATCAATCCATCCTTTCTCCTTTGCTTGAGTCTACTTGATGCATTTGTCACCACCACTGGCTCAAAGTTACTGTTACCGAAGTCATTCTGTAGGTACACCTTTGGTGATTCATACAGCTCTCTGACTAGCCAGTTCTGTACATCCTCAGATATCCAGTCACTATTCAAGATCAATCTGTCATCAACAAACTTGCTGAAGCTGACCTTCTGACCGTTCGGAATCAAATACTCATGGTCATTGCCATCCCATGATCCTGGATCTCTTGTGTATCTATTTGATGTAATATCTGAGCTGTCCTCTGATAACTTAGTGAAAGTAAAGCTATCCCATGCACCAAACTTATTCAGCCAGTGCAGTCTACGTCTTGAGTAAGGTGAGCAGTCTTGATCAATGTATATCTTGTAAAGCTCTGAGTCCTTTGATGGTGTAGCAGTCTGCTTGATTTGTATAGTGTAGTAGTAGCAGTTGTTGAAATCAGCTTGTACCAGTGATGTACTTGATACCAGCATTGATGGCCCTACACTAATCAATGGCACCATTAGACCAGTTGCTAATGCTCCAGTCCATGTAGCTGATGCTATCAATGTGTTAGAGATGTTATAGAGATTGACATATCCAGTACAGTTATCCCCACCACTATTGATGATGCTCAAGAATTTAGCCTCATTATAGCTTACTAATTCTCTTTTATGTCTTGGAAAGTCAGTCAAGAATAAGTCACCTTTGCCACCAGTATCAATGTCATAGTCTTGATAGTTATAGTCTATCCATGTTGTATGGCGAAGTGATCCATTAAGAAAGTTAAATCCACTTGTTGCAGTCGAGCTCCCTAGATCCACAGTTGGAGGGGTGCCATACTTTTCAAATATCAACAATGACCATGTGTAATCAGGATTTAATTCTTGTCCAAATGTAGCAGCTTCACAGAAGTTAGTGGTGATCACTGCCCTACCAATGGATGAGATATTAAACTTACCATAGATCCCACTTTCAGGGAATACTTGATGAGTCGAATGTAAAGTGGCATTGATGTACAGCTCAACAATATAGCTGAAGTTTGCCTGACCAGTCTCATCTGAGCTGAATACAACCTCAGTAGGATTGCAGATAGTATTGAATTGTTGTGGCTCAGTCTCTATTGTTATTGCCATGTTCTTGTGTTTTTTGTGAATGATATTTCAAACATCAACCCAGTGACAGCAGCTAGATCATTAGCTATCCTATCAAGGACCTCATTGCTCATGACATTGGATGTGATATTGCGAGGCTTGATACCATACTTGTTCTTAGTAGCTGATGCTGATGCATATGCATGACTGAGATCATATCCTTTCCATTGCTGTATTGCCTTAGCATGATTCTTTGAAACATTAGGATACTTAAAGCTGTAAGGTGTTTGGAATTTATTCTGTCCTACTGGATTGACACCCTCATCTTGAAACTTGTAGTATTCATCCGCTTGTATCTCAAATGACAATGCTCCAGTAGGAAAGTATACTACTGATTGTGCTAGTCCTCCAGTATTATTTACATTAGTAAGTATATACTCTTGGAATTGTGCTGTAACCTCATTGGCAAGACCTAAAATAAACTTTTCATAAGCTGTCTGAGGCTGAGTAAGTTCAGTCTGAGAGATACCTAGTGAGTCAAGAAATTGCAGATCATCAGCCATGTCTTTGTAATATGTAATCTTGTTCCGCTTTCAGCTTAAAGAAGTTCAGCCAAAACAATGTCTTTATGTATGGCTGACGCGTGATAGTGTCCACATCTTTGCCAAGCTCTTGCGCCAGCTTGAGGAGGATTCTTGTCCACGTAAACCATTCGCTGTCTCTAAGAGTTTCTGATGCATTGTCTGATTCTGATTCATCAGCCTCGCTGTCTGTATTCCCAAGATAGCGAGACTCCGCCTCTCTGATTCTCGCAAAAAAAAAGCGAAGAAGTTCAGAAATTCATCACCAGGGAAGGACCTCTTGAATATCTCTTCTCTCTTTTTGTTTGGATTCTGTACCTTGCCCCTATCATCCTCTTGGCAGTATTCCATGCCCTCCTCAATGTAGCAGATAGCCAATGCCTCACATGGTGATGAGCTCACATCCTCAATGAGCTTCATATCAATGATCTGACCAGTCTCTATGGCACTAAAGTCCTTTTCAAATCTATATCTCTTGCCTTCTATCTCAATGAATTCAGATGGCTCCTTAGTGCTGTATTGTGATAGCATATTCAGAAGTACACTACTGGCATTCATGATATCATCAATGTGAATCTTCCTAACCTTGTTGATTGGCAGTCCGGTGAAGATGCTCACAAGCTGTGACTGAAAATCTAGCATGTTGATAAGTGACTTATCTGTCTGCTGGATGAATGGTGCCAGCATGAGCCATTTAGTGAGCTGATCAGGTCTGCACTCTTGGATTGTCTGTGGATAGTTTACATCAATGGTTTTCATGCTCTTAATATTTTGTATTGCCCTCTCTTACTGTAGTTCTTTTTACTATGCCATGCCAGTGCTAGTGAGATTACACCATCATCATGCAGTCCACTTGGTGCAGAGTATTGTACTGACCTGGTATTCGGATTGTAAATATAAGTAAAATTCTCAAGCTCATCTATTAGCCATTGCTCTTCTATTATCTTGATCTCTGACTGCTCAAAGGCCAGTGCTAGATCCTCAATGATTATTGGCTTGGTCTTGCTGGTAGTGGTGAAGGGATTGACTAGGTTACGCAGTCTTGATGACAGCATCTCAAAAAAGATGTCCCCTTGATTGTTGACCTCTATCAATGTTACTGCTTGATATTGCTTGATGATGTCTGCTACCTTGTCAATGATCTTGGACCACTCATCATGTCGCCACCTACCCACATATACCATCTGCCCTCTCTCATTCAGTATTGTCAGCACTGTGTAGTCATCTGCCCTACCTATGTCAAGTCCAGCGTAGCACTTGCCACCTCTCTCCCATGTGCCAGCTGACTGCCTAACGTTCTTGAATAGTCCTGATGCATTGTCAATGAATTCAGCCATGTATTCTTGTCTGAAGATATGATCAGGCAGTGACCGCTTTCTCTCCTCCAGCTCTTGTGGTGCAATCATTGGATTGTCATAGGATGTGAAGTGGATGTACTTGTATCTGTCATCATAGTTAGGCTGCATACACAAGGCATGAAAATGATTCTTTCCCTTTGGTGTTGAGATAAATATCACCTTCTTTCCCTTGACCATGACAGTTGCTGATAGCACCTCATTCCACAGCTCAGGCCTTGTGAAGGCCATCTCATCCACTACCATGAAATGAAAGGTATTTCCTCTGATATTGTCGGGCCGTTCACCACTAAAGAATTCTATTGATGATCCAAAGCCAGTGACCTTGAGATCTGACTTGTTGAATTCAAATAAACCGCTGTTCTTTGTAGCTCTTTCAAGCTCTGCAAATACTTTCTTACCTTGCTTGTATACCGGTGTTACCCAAGCAATCTGTGAGCCTGGATGATTGATGGCCCAGTACAGAAGCTGATTGATTCCTAGTAAGGTCTTGCCAAACTGCCTACCAATATTCAGAGCATAGTATTTCTCGCTGCCTTGATTGATAGCATTGTGGATGTGCCTCTGATTAGGATGAGGTTTGTAACCTTTGATTGTACTCATTCATCAAAGTCAAAGTTATCAACATTCCTAGTCTCAACTTGCTGCCGATCATGCATGCCTAATCTGTTCTTTGCGTAGAATATCCCCTTGCCCTCATTGCCCACAATATCAACAGCTAAGCCTTTAAAAAGCTCATCTATTTTT